GTTCGGACGAAGGACGGTGACTCTGAGTCTGCAATCCTCCACCGGAATCCAGTAGAGTTCCCACCTTTTGGCGGGGGTCTCTTGGAATGGCAGGCGAATTTCTCGCCAGCCTTCCACGAGAATCTCTACCGGACAGTCTCCGGGGCTGACTAGGCCCCGAGTCGTGTACCGAGTAGATTTCGGTGGCTTCGTGGACATGTGCTCTCACTTCCTGTTCTGTCTGGATGAACTGACGCATGGCATCTCTCTGCCGACGAGGTGTCGGAAGTTCGAAAATCTTGCCAAACGCCATGCAAAACTGGCGGATGGCGAAGATGGCTTCCAAGCTAGGTTCATCTAGCAGGATCCCACTCCGTGGGTCAAAGACAAGCTGAAGGAAACCTCGCAGAAATGCGGGGAGACCGCCATTCCGGTGGAAACCACCGAACTGGTCGTCAGCAACCTGGCCCTGCGCAAGACTTCTGTCGAAGTCTTTTGCAAAACCAGGCAGGGTGATTGCTAAGAACGAATCACCCTCGTCTTTGATCCTACACGTGACCGTCTTTCGGTCACGCGCGGTGTCAACGCTGCACATCCTTCCCAGATCTTCGAGAAGGACATGTGCGAGGCTTTGCAGGCTTTTCATGATGCCACCCCTTTCCTGGTGGTCGTCAATCCTGTCCTGACAAAGCCCGATCCTTACTGTTGCACTGAGGTCACCCTCCGAGCATGACCCTTAGAGGGCCTTGCAGGGAAATGTGATCCATAGCGAAAACAGTCCCAAGGACCACAGCCCAAACAGGCAAAGGCGGAGGAATGTTCTTCCTCCCCTTCCGCTTGCCGGGCCGCGTTCCGTCAGGACTCTCCGCCGAGGACACTGGTGACCTTCGCACCAGAAGAAGCAGTGAGATACGCGAGAAGCGCATCTGCGATCTGCTTGGCCTCCGTGTTCGTATAGAACGCGGTCTTGGGCGTGTCGACCACGAGAGTGACCGACATGCTGGCCTCGACGTTGATCCCTGCAAGCAGGGGGTCAGCGGCGATCTTCTTGTGCTGCAGCCGGACCGCCCGGCGCGTGCGCCGACCGTACTGGTGGGAGATCGAGAGGATGACGTTACCATCATCCTTCTTGTACTCCGACTGGTTCTGGCCGGTAGCGACGCGCGGAAGCGAGTTCGCGACTGCATTGATAGTGACTGACTGAGGATCGGACAGTGCCATGATGACCTCTTTCCATGACTGTATTCAGTTGTGGTTGTGGGTGGTTGGTGCTTGCTCAGAGAATTTACATGGCTCTGAGCGGTCCCATGCCGCCCCGGGAGAGCCCCAGGGCAAGCGCGATCGAGTACTGTTTTGGACTGAAATCCGTGACAGACTCAAAAGCGAATCCAAAAGGCGAGGACTTCGTCCGGCGTTTGTACTCCCACCCCGAAATTGAGGTGAGAGAGCCGGAGATGCCCTTGGCGTTCACGACCCCGTTGGACATGGTTTCCTTTCGAGAACCATGCATCAACCAGGCGTCGAACGATGCCACGCCGTCTGGTCCAAGACTGGACACGTTCTCAATGACCGTGCCTATGTCTGCAAACCAGTCGACGGCCCAGCTCCATGGTGCCAAGTTCCAGACTACATCCGGCGTGAGCCGGGCGCCAAACAGTTTGTTGGCGTATTTGTAGTACCGGTACATGCGACTGAGGAGATCATCCCCAATCGGCATGTAATACTTGAAGTGACCAACGAACCAGACTCTCTGTTCAATGGTCGACACGGAGCCCCCACCAGTTGCGAAGACGTTAGCTTTCGAAGGGAGAACTACAAAGTTCCCGACGTAGGCCTTCGTCTCATGCTTGATGGGCACTGACCTCACACGCGGATACGTCCTGTTGCCCGCCTTTCGATAGCCCTCAACGATCTTATGACCGTTGCGGACTGCGGAAGCGAACTTCTTCAGGTCGCTGACCATCGGCGCCCACCCGAACTCAACGTTCAGGTATTCGCCGCCGGCATTCTTTGCGTGCTAGGTCTTCTCTTTCCAGGCTTGATGCCCGGGGAGAGAAGGAAGACCGTCCCTGTACAATTCCCCTAAAGCAGTGGGGAGATCGACAGCAGGGGCGTTTGGTCTCGCCGCGTTCCAAAGCTGAGCGCCGATGGCGCTTTCCTCAGAACGCGACAACTCCTGGTAAGGCGTGAGATCGACAAAAGATTGCGATCTTCCGCCCAAGACCAGCGAACCGTTAATAAGGTTCGTTGAAGCCTGGATAGCGTTTCCGTTATTCCAGGTTCTGGTCATGTACCAGGGCCCGCCGAACTTGTAGGGCGGTCCAGGATGATTCGTGGACGCCTGCAAGAATTCGGAATACAGCTCGTGGGTATAGTTATCCCATGGGCTGAAGATGGAAGTACGAACCGTACCTGTTGCACGCGTTGTTACGCGTAGGTCGTGTTCGACAGCCATCCGGGGAGCCTTCCAGTGTTGGGTATGGATTCAAAACCATGCGCGACGAATCGCACAAAGCAGCGGTGTATTCTGACACCGCAGGCTGGCGTCCAAACGGGCGCC